ACGTTAGCCCAGCATGGAATAGAGAGTACATTACAACAATAGAAGATCATATATTTTATAGATAGGAGTAAGACATGATAGGTAGAGACACTATACTAGACAATGCTAAAGCCTTAGTTACAGGAGACAGAGACAAAGAGTATGGCAGTGCCTTTGATAACTTCAATGACATAGCTAGAGGATGGAGTGTTATATTAGACAAGCATATAACACGAGAGGATGTCATACTGTGTATGTCATGGGTTAAGATAGCACGTTTAGTAAAGACACCTAGTCACATAGATAGTTGGACAGATCTGGCTGGGTATGCAGGACTAGGTGGTGAGATAGGATCAATAGATGCATCAACTAAAATTGAAATGGCAAGAAAAGGAAATGTAACATGAACTTATTTTTTATAGACAAATGCCCAATCAAATCAGCACAACAACTATGTGATAAGCACGTAGTCAAGATGGTGTTGGAGACTGCACAGATGTGTAGCACTGCTATGCATGAGTGGGGCTTTGCACGACACCTAAAGCATGTATATAAATCTGCCTACAAGAATCACCCTATGACTGTGTGGGTTAGAGACAACGAACATAACTTTGCATGGGCTGTAAATCATGGCCTTGAGATAGGCCGAGAGTATACACGTAGGTATGGTAAGATACACAAAAGTACCGCAGTACTAGCAGAGATGGATGATGGGTGGGTTCACGATGATTATGATGCACACACTACACCACCACAGTGTATGCCAGATGAGTTCAAGTGTGACGATTATGTGGAAGCGTATCGTGCATACTACCGCAAGGATAAACGCTACATACTACACTGGACAGGCAGACCTGTACCTGATTGGATTACAGCTTGACATGGAGTGGGAAATCATATACCTATTAGTAGGTTTGTTAGTAGCCATTATCTTTTGAAAGGAGAACGAGATGCCTAGATATGAAGTGTGTGTTCTGGTAGAGCTACCTCATAATGAGGAGGTAGATGAACTAGAGTACATGGTAGATGTGTCACATAATATGGTGGAGGCATTACAATTAGATACCATACCTAAGTTAGTACACTATGCACTTGACCATGCACGTGAAGATTATCCACACTCAAAAGTGGAATTAGAATTTATAAAGGAGATACAATATGTTCACTAACAAACTTAAGAATATACTATATGTGGTAATGCTAATGGTAGTGCTACCTCTCACTGCATATGCACAGAACCCTGCAGCATGTAGAGACCGGGACAAGGCTATAAAATATTTAGAGCATGTTCATAATGAGGAGTTAGTATTCAGAGGTATATCTACAAGAGGACATGTCACACTGATACACTTTAATAGTAAGACAGGTGAATGGACTGCCAGTATTATACAAACACAGAACCCTACCTTGCTATGTGGTGTAGACAATGGTGGTACAGGTGAGATCATGGCTAATGGTGATGGTAGTACACTAAAGAAAAAGAAGAAAGTATGGTAGACGATAAGATGTACAGTAATAGTATCTTTGAAATGGTATGGAATGCAGCCCATCACGATCCTGATTATGGTGAGCAACATGCATCAGTGGTTGCATCCATGCACAAGATACCTATAACTACGCTTATGAAAGTAGTGCGACACGCACAACGTACACCTAAGTCTGTCGAGTGGAACAGAGTGAGTGGTAACTTTACTTAATAAAGGATATACATTATGTTAGATGACCATGAAGGAACAAGAACAATAACTAAAACCCCACTGTACACATTTGATTGGTACATAAAATGGGTAGCAAGTCTGCTACTTATGATTGGTATGGTACTTACTGCAAACAATATCTTTCCTATCAACTTAATCTTTCATGCAATAGGCATTGCAGGTTGGTTGTGGGTAGGTATGCTATGGAATGATAGGGCGTTGATCTTTATCAACACATTTGCTTTAGCCACACTCACTAGTAGTTTAGCTAAGATATATATCCTATAAGGAGATAAATATGGAAAGTGTAACATTATGGATGGGGATAGGATTCTTGTTAGCTGCCTACTCTGTGATAGCAAACGACTCTGTACAAACATTGGGTACTTGGATAGCATCCAATAATGAAAAGTTTAATTGGAAAACACTATGGGTATCAGCATCCTCTGTGTTACTTGCTACGTTGTGGTATGGGTGGTACATAAATGGTGGAGACATAAGTTATGGAAGATTAACTAAGATACCCTTTCAAGAAGTACAATGGTATCATGCAACAGCACCTGCTTTGCTACTGCTACTAACTAGGATAGGAGTGCCTGTCTCTACCAGTTTCCTAGTGTTATCTGCTTTTGCTAGTACGTTTGTACTAGAGAAAATGTTAATGAAATCCATGATGGGTTATGCAGTAGCAGGTGTAGCAGCCTATGCTATCTGGTTTGCCATAACGAAGTACTTTGATGAGAGCACTCCTGTTAAGGAAGAACACAAAAGATACTGGCACATAGGACAATGGACAGCTACAGGTTTTCTGTGGTGGACATGGCTATCACATGACATAGCAAACATTGCAGTGTTCCTACCTCGCACTGTACCTGTAGATCTCATGGTAATAATTAGTACTGTATTTGTATTAGGATTAGCATGGGTCTTCCATGAAAGAGGAGGTAGAATACAGAGTATTGTACTAGAAAAGAAACACACACGTTATGTAAGAAGTGCATGTCTTATTGACATGTTTTATTTTGTAGTGCTATGGTTCTTTAAAGAACTTAATAATATTCCAATGAGTACCACTTGGGTATTTGTAGGACTACTAACAGGAAGGGAACTAGCTATAGCTACACTAACTAACAAAGAAAGTTTTAAGAAAGTATTTCCATTGGTAGGTAAAGACTTCTTTAAAATGATGATAGGGTTAGGTGCTAGTGTCGGCATAGTTCTTGGGATACACTATATTATAATTCCAAATGGATACTAGGAGGAATAACAATGAGAGCGATACCACTAAAGAAGTTGGTCAAGCTATACTTACAGTCATCTGAGTTTAATCGCTTACGTGATCAAACAAAGTTAGACTACACTAGGTTCTTAAAGATATTGACAGACACGTTAGGTGAAACAACTGCCTCTGTTGTATCAGGTAAGGACGCAAGGATGGCGTATGAAGAATGGGTTACACGAGGCATACACCTAGCTAATCACGTGGCAGCAGTAGCTGGCATTGTGTATAGGCATGGTCAGGATATGGAGTACGTTAAGAATAATCCATTCACGCTAGTAAGGAAGCTATCACCTGTTGCACGTAACACAGTATGGACACAGGATCAGGTGCGTCAGTTTCTTGATGTAGCCTATGGTGACTTTGTGTATCGTAATGTGGGACTGATAGTGCAGATGGCCTACGAATGGTGTCAGCGTGTGGGTGATATGCGTATGCTGACATGGGATAGTATTGACTTCAATACACGTAGACTAAAACTGCTACAGTCCAAGCGTGGTGCAGAGGTACAGCTACCTATATCAGATGAGTTACTTGAAATGCTTACAGAACAACGTCAGGACTTTGACTTCCAGAAATATGTAGCACCTATGCCTACACCTTATGGTGGTGAGTACAAGCCATTCTCAATGGAACGATTGTCCAAGATAGGTAGGAAGATAATGCGACAGGCTAAACTGCCAGATGAATTACGCTTGATGGATCTTAGAAGAACTGGTACAACTGAAATGGTAGAGGCAGGTGTTCCACTGCCACAGATTATGTCAGTGACAGGTCATGCTAATCCACAATCGGTGAAGCCTTACATAAAGAATACTTATCTTAGTGCTAACAGTGCGCTGACTGCACGACAACAGTTTAAGGAGGAATGATATGCTATCTAGTAGTTTAACTAAAAAACAACAGTATATGAAAGATTATAATAGTAGACCCGATGTCAAAGATGCTAAAAAACTATGGTACACGCTTAAAGGAAGTAAAAGAAGGAAGAAAATTTGGAATATTAAGAAGTATGCAGACATAACTCTGGTTTATTTAAGACAGAGAATAAATAATACTAGATATAGAAATAAGGACACGACATTGACACCTGAAGAATTACTAGAATTGATACCAAAAGATTTAAGATGCCCTGTATTTGGAACTAAATTTTCATTTGGTAGTGGTGTAAATCAATTTAGTATGTCTATAGATAGAATAGATAATGACAAAGGCTATCATAAAAATAACGTAGTGATTGTTTCTATGAAAGCTAATGCCATGAAAAGTTCAGCCACACTTAAGGAGCTATACCAAGTTGCAGATTTTTATTATGAACTAGAAAAAAGGAGTGCGTAGTATGAAAGAGAGATATGTAGTAGCAGGTTTAGAGTATATTGCAGAAGATGTACATTTGTACCTAGCCTTGCACAATGGTTTTAAAACTAAGTTACAAGCTGAAAGAATAGTAGATAGTTTATACGATGATGATCAAGTTCTAGAATGTAAAATATTTAGTGTATCTGAACTACAAGAGGGACGCGAGGATGGTAACACAATAAAATCTGAAGATATAGTATATCGTAGTGTAATCTAATGCTTGAATATCTCACAGGCTTAGATATCACTGATGGTAGTTCTGTACGTATGGATTGTCCTGAATGCAAAGGACGTAGGACATTCACTGTGTCCAATCTAAATGGACAGCTACTGTGGAACTGTTACAAGGCAGGGTGTAGTATCAGTGGTGCTAATAGGGTGAGCATGTCTGCTACTGCTATACAGGATACGCTAAACAAAATAGTAAGGGTAAAGGACACTAGCTTTGATATGCCTATGTATGTAGTGCCAGTACCTGTACCTACTGATGCCCCTGTCTATGAGTATGCAAGTGAGTGGGGTCTTGATGTAGCAGAGCATGGTCTGATGTACGACATACGTGAGCATCGTGTTGTGTTTCCTGTAGTACACAATGGCATTACAGTTGACGCTACAGGCAGGGCATTGGGTAAGAGGATACCTAAGTGGAAGCGATATGGAAATAGTGGGTTGCCTTATGTATATGGTTGTGGTAAGGTAGCTGTTGTTGTAGAGGATTGCGTTAGTGCAGCAGTTGTTGGAGGAGATCGACATACAGGGGTAGCTTTAATGGGAACCTCCATGTCCAACGAACAGAGGCAATACCTAGCGCAGTTCTCTACAGCAGTAGTAGCATTAGATCCTGATGCATCAAAGAAAACTTTAGCAATAGCAAAGGAGTTACGAAGTGTAGTTGATAATGTAAAAGTCCTACGTCTACAGGACGATATAAAGTATAGACACAAGAAAGATATGGACGCTCTTAATGAACTATGAAAGGATGAGCTATGGAACTTTCACTTATACGAAGCCTTATGGAGAAGCAATTCTACGAGGAACACAGGGGTTCACGTTGCCCTATGAAACTATTTAGCAAGGACATACAGAAAGTTAAACGTGTAATAGATAAAGCAATGGATGACTATGATCGCAGTGTCTCACCAGATGAAGTTGAGGCACTTTTTTTATCGGATAATCCAACACTGACTACAGCACAGAAGCAACAGTACTCTGCTTTGTTTGGTCAGATTAAAACACAACAGCCTATGGGTAAGGACATAGCACAAGAGGTACTGTCTAAGTTATTTCAGCAGGTAATTGGTGAAGAGGTTGCCAACTTAGGTTTCGACTTTGTTAATGGATCACTCAAAAGTCTACAGCCACTACGTAATCTACTTGAGGTACATGGTGATGACTTCATACCTAAGTTACAGGTACAGTGGGAAGACATGAACATGGACAGGATACTAGACGAGGGTGACTTACAAAGCAAGTGGACCTTCAACATACCTAGCCTTGCACGTAAGGTTCCGGGCGTAAATGCAGGTCAGCTTATTGAGATAGGTGCTAGATCTAACACAGGTAAGACTAGCTTCCATGCCAGCTTGGTTATGGGGCCAGATGGTTTCGCAGATCAGGGTGCTAAAGTTATTGTGCTCTGTAATGAAGAAACACCTACTCGTGTAGGTCACAGGTATCTGACATGTGCAGTAGGTACAGATTCAGTAGGCATACGTAAGGATAAAGCTAGACATCTTGCTACGTACAAAGCTAAGTCTAGACATCTTAAGTTCAAGGACAGTACAGAGAAAGACATGGCATGGGTGGAGTCAGTATGTAAGTACTACAAGCCTGACATCATCATGCTAGATATGGGTGACAAGTTTACATCCACAGCTAACTCTGCCAGTATACATGAGACACTCAAACAGAATGTCATGTACGCTAGGCAGATAGCAAAGCAACAGGAGTGTGCTGTGTTCTATATGTCACAGTTATCTGCTGAAGCTGAAGGTAGAGTAGTACTCAATCAATCTATGATGGAAGGTTCCAAGACAGGCAAGGCAGCTGAAGCTGACCTCATGCTCCTGATTGCAAGAAACCCACCAACAGAGAACCAGACTGAGGAAGATACACAGAGACATATTAACATTGCGAAAAATAAGTTGACAGGTTGGCATGGTATGGTAACTTGTGAGTTTGATTATAAGACAGCATTGTTTTCAGCATAAGGAGGTTAAACATGGTTAATATATTCACACCTAAGAAGGATGCAGATGAGCAGATCTTCTTTCCATTTGGTCCTGTCATGGGCTACAAGAAACTAAGTCCTGAGTTTGTAAAGAACATGAATAGTTTCTATGAAGAAGAACCTAATCTACAAGACTATTCAGATAACTTAGTTGGTAAGGTAGGTCAGGAGCTACACTTCAGTGAAGCAATGAGAGACTTATTCCTTAATGAAGTCAAAGACTTTATAGGCAGGTATAATCAGACAGCTACTATACGAAACTCATATGGTAGAAACAGATTAAATACAGATGCATTCGATTATAGTATGCAGTTTGTATCTGGTTGGTTAGTTAGACAATTTCAACATGAGTACAATCCAGTGCATCTACATACAGGATGTCGTATGTCCTGTGTTGGGTATCTTAAACTGCCTGAAGGTATCGAGAAAGAATGGGAAGAGGACTACAAAGATCATCATCCTTCTCATGGACACATACAGTTTATATCTGGTAGTGCAGGTAGCTACAGTGCTACAAACTTTATGGTAAGACCACAAGTAGGAGACTTCTATGTATTCCCTAGTGAGTTGTTCCATTGTGTGTATCCTTTCTATACTAAAGGTGAGCGCAGATCATTTAGTTCTAACTTTAACTTCGTAGAAATTCCTAAAGGAGAGAAAAGTGAAACTGACTCTTGATGTAGAAAACACAGTAATCAAACGTGAAGGTAAGCTACAGCTAGATCCTTTCGAGCCAGAGAACACACTTGTTATGGTGGGTATGCTTGATGATCAAGGCAATGAAGACATCGTTACGTTTGATCACAGTGAAGTAGAGGCTACTCCTAATGGTCATGCTATTGTACAGAGTAAGCTAGATCAAGCTACTGTACTGATTGGTCACAACATAGGCCATGACTTAGTGTGGCTATGGGAGTCAGGCTTTACCTACAATGGATCAGTGTTTGACACAATGATGATGGAGTACCTAATACTACGTGGTGTCAAGCAACCTCTGTCATTGGAAGCATGTGCTCAACGCTACGATCTGGATACTAAGAAACAGGACACACTCAAGGCTTATCTCAAGCAGGGTGTATCAGTACGTGACGTACCACATGCTGAGTTATCTGAGTATCTAAGTGCTGACCTACATGCAACACAACAACTGGCACATGAGTTACGTGTCAAGCTAGTGGGTACAGATGCTAGTGGTATGCACAATGTAGTGCAGCTAACTAATCAGATGGTTATTGCATTAGCTAAGATCTACACGAGAGGTTTTAACGTAGACATTACTGCACTGGAAGGTGTACGTATTGCATTTGAAGAAGAAAGAAAGGAGGTATTATCATACTTAGAAACTAAAGTAAGGGAATTAATGGGGGATGTACCATTAAACTTAAGCAGTCCAGAGCAATTATCCACTCTGATATACAGTCGTAAGCCTGTAGATAAAACAGTCTGGATAAATAAGTTCGATCCATATATGGGGCAGACTGCTTTTAAACAACTTGTCAGGGAAGAAACTGACATAGTGTACAAGTCACATGTAAAGCGGTGTGCCGATTGCTATGGGTCAGGTAAAATAAGAAAGGAGAAAAAGGATGGAACACCATACGCCAAACTGTCAAAGTGCAACTCGTGCGATGGCAATGGGTATCATGTTATTCCTACTAGTATTGTTGGTGGTTTAAAGTTTAATGCTCCCAATGCTAAGTGGGCTACAGCTAATGGGTTCTCTACTAACAGAAAGAACCTAGAGCTACTAGCAAACTCAGCGAGAACTAAAGGCATGACTGATGCACTAGAGTTTCTTGAGAAGGTACAAAGGCTATCTGCATTGGATACTTATCTATCCTCATTCGTTGGTGGGATAGCTAACAATGTGAAAGCTGATGGTAAGTTACACGTAAGACTGAACCAACACATGACATCTACTGGTAGGCTAAGTGGGAAAGAGCCTAACATGCAGAACATGCCACGTGGTGGTACGTTCCCTGTCAAACGTGTATTTGTATCAAGGTTCAATGGAGGCAAGATACTTGAAGCTGACTTTGCACAGCTAGAGTTTCGAGTAGCTGCGTACCTATCTCAAGATCCTGTAGCTATCAGGGAAGTAACAGATGGTTTTGATGTGCATTCCTACACAGCCAAGATCATTACAGATGCTGGGCAGGTTATGTCCAGACAGGATGCCAAAGCACATACCTTTGCTCCTCTATATGGGGCTAGTGGATATGGTAGATCTAAAGCAGAAGCTACCTACTACACCCACTTCAATGAGAAGTACAAAGGTATTGCTAACTGGCATGACACTCTTGCCAAAGAAGCACTTAACACAGGCAAGATTACAACACCATCAGGTAGGGAGTTTTCTTTCCCTGATGTACAGAGAAATGCACGTGGTAGGATCAGTTATTTTACACAGATCAAGAACTATCCTGTGCAATCATTTGCTACAGCAGATATTGTACCTGTAGCATTACTATGGATAGAGACTTTATTGAAAGGTAAAAAGTCCTGTGTTGTCAATACAGTACATGATAGTATTGTTATTGACGTACATCCAGAAGAAGAAGAACAAGTCTTAACAGCTATCGAAGATTGTAATACCAATTTAGATACATGTATTAAACAACATCTAGGTGTTGATATTAATGTACCTTTATTATTAGAATCTAAAATAGGTAATAATTGGCTTGACATTAAGGACGTTGCGTAGTATAACTATGCTCTTTTGAAAAACTATGTGAGGAGAATAACACATGTCGATAACAACTGTAGATACAAACAACTATGACGAAATGGCTAAAGCAATGGGCATCACAGCAGATGCTGGTAACAAGAGTAAGCAGACTAGCAATCTAGCTAGACTACGTATATCTCATTCAGCCATCATGGGTGAGACTGAACTTAAAGGTAAGAAGGTAAACATGGAGGTGGTGTCAGGTGGACACTTCAAGTTAGAAGTACCAGACAGTAGCACTGTGTACGCACCACAGATTAAGATACGTACATTCTTACAACGCTTTATGTACAAGCGTTTCATTAAAGGTTCAGGTAACATTCCTAATCGCTTTGTCAAGACTGTCATGGGTGAGTCCTTGTATGTCGATCTCAAAGACAACGATGGTGGGTTCAACTGTGGTAAGCCTAGTGGTTGGATCAAAGACTTCAAGGCACTGCCTACTGCACAGCAGGATCTGATCAGACAGATCAAACGAACACGTGTTGTGTTTGGTTTAGCTGACCTCGTTGATCCTGTAGATGAATCAGGTGCAGAAACTAAGGTAGGTACTACACCTTTCATATGGGAGATAGATAATCGTGATGCCTTTAAGATACTAGGTGACACATACAACTCCTTTAATAAGCAGAGATTACTACCTATCTCACATGTGCTTACTATCGGCACAGAAGAAAAGCCATTGCCAAATGGTAGTAGCTTCTATATCCCAGAAGTATCTGTTGATATGGACAACACTATTGCCCTGACATCAGATGATCAGTCTACGTTTGCTGACTTCATGGGGTGGGTAGATAGTTACAATGAGTACATCGCTACTGCATGGAATGATAAGTCCAAGCGTAAGATGTCTGCTGATGATACAGACTTAGTGAATGAGTTTGTTGACCTTGAAGATGAAGCAGTAGCGTAATGAATCATCCTGCTGAACTGGCACTAGCGCAGTACATGACAGATGCAGCCAATGGTAAGGCTGTATTATCTGAAGATACAATAGAACGTATTGGTAAGGATGTCATGGATGCACTAGCTCGTCAGTTTGGTGGGGGCAACAAGCGTGGTGAGTTCGGCTTGAGGATGTCTAATATAGGCAGACCCTCTTGCCAACTCTGGTTTCAAAAGAACCAGCCTGAGAAAGCACAGCCCCTACCCAGTAACTTTGTAATGAACATGATGTTAGGAGATATAGTAGAGGCAGTATTCAAAGGACTATTGACTGAAGCAAAGGTAGAGTATGGAGATGCTGATACAGTAGAGCTAGACCTACCTGAACAAGACACTAAGATTAAAGGCACTTATGATATAGAGATTGATGGGGCTGTAGATGATATTAAATCTGCATCTGATTGGTCCTACAGAAATAAGTTCAAAGACTTTGCTACGTTAAAAGCACATGACTCGTTTGGTTATGTGGGTCAACTTGCAGGGTATGCTAAAGCATCAGGTCTTAAGCCCGGTGGTTGGTGGGTAGTTAATAAAGCAAATGGTAGCTTTAAATATGTACCAGCTAAAGGCATTGACATGATGGAAGAAATGTACCATATTAACAAGACAGTCAAGACTGTTAATAAGAATGAGTTCAAGAGATGTTTTGACTCAGTAGAAGAAACCTTTAATGGTAAACCAACAGGTAATAAAGTACTAGGTAGTGAGTGTAGCTGGTGTTCTTTCCGCAAAACCTGTTGGCCTAAGTTGAAAGAACTGCCAGCATTGAAGTCACGTGCAAAGGAACCTAAGATAGTTTCTTACGTGCATATAGAGAAGGAGAGTAAAGCATGACTGATTTTCCTGAAGCAAGTTATCTTGAGGCAAATCCAGACGTTAAAGAAGCTGTAGAGAATGGACAGTTTCGTGATGGTAAGCATCACTATGATGCATATGGCAAGAATGAAAACAGAAAGGGGTTAGAAGAATGGGTGAAGACTTAACAGAACTAGAAGATGCAATTAAGGAAGCTGAGAAACAGCTATCTGAAATGAAACGTGAGTACAAAGAGAAGCGTACTGCTTCCTTACGTGCTGCATTAGAGGCTAGAAAAGACATAGACTCTACAATACGTGAGGAGCTAAAGACGTTAGGTTATAATATAAATAACACAGGCTCTGGTGCATTTTCATTCTGGCATGGTAGAGCTTACTAACACGTGATGAACTACACAAAGTTCTCTCATGCAAGGAAGTATGGGTACAGGTCAGGCTTAGAGAAGAAACTCGCAGATGAACTTAAGGTTTTAAAAGTAAAGTTTTCATATGAAAGCCTTAAGATAGAGTGGGAAGACCTAGCCTACCGTACCTATACTCCTGATTTTGTACTGAATAATGGTATAATCATAGAGTCTAAGGGGATGTTTACTGCTGCCGATAGGCGTAAGCACCTTGCAATTAAGAGACAACATCCTAAACTGGATATAAGATTTGTCTTTGAAAACAGTAGAAGAAAGCTACGTAAAGGAGCGAAGAGTACGTATGGAGAGTGGTGTTATAAGTATGGCTTACTGTATAGTAACAGAGTTATACCTGAAGAATGGTTAAAAGAAAAAGGCAAGAACAAACACAAGAAGTTTATAGCCTTTACAGGAACTAAGAGGAGAATCGTATGACAGAAGAAATAACACCTGAGTTTGATCCTAATGATTTTGCAATACGATTGCGTCCTCATATGGTAGATGGCCAATGGAATGGTGATGTAGATATATGTATAATGTGGGATGACAAACACAAACTTACAGGAGAAGACTTTACAAAGCTAATGCATTTGACTAAAATGATTTGTGCTTCTGTGCCTATGATGGAGTACGATGAAGTACTAAGAAGCGACATAAGTAATTACGTAACAGACTACGAGAATGACACGTTACCAAAGACACATATAACTGAGCCTGTTCGGGCAGAAGTAACTAGTGTAGATGGTAATGTAATACACCTAACATTTAACACTAAGACGAAAGGATCAGCATAATGGATACACTTACAATGGGCAATGAGACTATTACGATTAAAGATACCAGTGGGCCATTTTCATTCTCATCTTTTGATATGGTAAATCATCCACCACACTATAATCAAAATGGGGTAGAGTGCATTGACGCTATCAGTGCTGCTACAGGTGATAACTTTAAGTACTACCTGCAAGGTAACATAATGAAGTACTTATGGAGGTTTGATTACAAAGGTAAGGCTGTAGAGGATCTGAATAAAGCTAAGTGGTACTTAGATAAACTAATAGAACACATGGATAAATAATGAGAGTAAAAGTATTTATAACTTTAGACATTGACAAGGAGGAGTATCCAATGCCCTCTGATGGAGATGTCGCATCTGAAATAGGTGATGGCTTACGTGAATACATCCATGATGTAGAAGGCTTAGAGGTATCATCATTAAAAATTACTATGGAGAGATAGACATGCACACAAATAATTATTTAAGTTCTGACTACCAAAATTTTATTGCGCTATCACGCTATGCCAGATGGAGAGAAGGTGATCAGAGGCGTGAAGGTTGGCTTGAGACAGTAGAGAGATACTTCAACTATCTTGAGAACTACGTAAAAGATAAGTATGGTTACACGATGCCTGATGATATACACAAGAAACTATCTAGTGCAGTACAGGATTTAAATGTTATGCCAAGTATGAGAGCATTGATGACAGCAGGAGCACCATTGGATATATGCCACGTGCCTAGCTACAACTGTTCATACATGACAGTAGATACGCCAAGAGTATTTGATGAATGCATGTACATACTTATGTGTGGTACAGGTGTTGGCTTCTCTGTTGAGAGACAGTACACAGATAAGCTACCCATAGTTAATGAAGAACTACATCATTCAGATACAGTAATTAAAGTAGGAGACTCACGTGTTGGATGGTCAAAGTCTCTCAAAGAATTACTAGCTATGTTATACTCTGGTCAGATACCTACATGGGATGTCAGTGCAGTACGTCCTGCTGGTGCTAGGCTAAAGACCTTTGGTGGTCGGGCATCTGGTCCTGCACCACTAGAAGATCTGTTTAACTTCTGCATTGAGAAGTTTAAAGGTGCAGTAGGACGTAGACTAACACCATTAGAGTGCCATGACATCATGTGTAAGATAGGTGAGGTGGTGGTAGTAGGTGGTGTAAGACGTAGTGCACTGATCAGCCTGTCAGATATTGATGACGATCAGATGCGCCATGCTAAATCAGGACAGTGGTGGGAGAATGAAGGACAGAGAGCACTAGCTAACAACAGTGTAGCTTATAGCACTAAGCCTGACATGGGAACATTCATGCGAGAATGGACATCACTGTACGAAAGTCAATCTGGTGAGCGTGGTATATTCAACAGGCAGTCAGCAGTTAAACAGGTTAAAAAAACAGGTAGAAGACAATCTTTAAAAAGTTGGACAAATGAACCATATCTGTTTGGTTGTAACCCATGCTCTGAGATTATACTAAGACCATTTCAGTTCTGTAACCTATCGGAAGTAGTAGCACGTAATACTGATACACTTAAAACACTTAAAGAGAAAGTAAAGTTAGCTACTATACTAGGTACATTACAATCTACACTTACTGACTTTAGATATTTACGTAAGATATGGAAGACTAATACTGAGGAAGAAAGGTTGTTAGGTGTATCTCTTACAGGTATCATGGACTGTCCATTGTTAAATGGTAAGCAACAGAGAAACAATCTTCCTAAAGTATTAGAGGAACTAAAGAAAGTAGCTATAGATACCAACAAAAAAATAGCAAAGGCAATAGGTATCAACATGTCAGTAGCTATTACATGTGTTAAGCCATCAGGTACTGTATCACAGCTAGTAGATAGTGCCAGTGGCATTCATGCAAGGCATAGTCCATACTACATCAGGACAGTACGTGCTGATAACAAAGACCCTATGACACAGTTCATGGTTGATATGGGTATACCTAATGAGCCTGACGTTACTAAGCCTTTAGACACTACAGTGTTTAGCTTTCCTACTATTGCACCAATAGGGGCTGTGACACGTAATGACATGACAGCAATAGAGCAGTTAAATCTGTGGCTAACATATCAAACACACTGGTGTGAACACAAACCATCTGTTACAATATCGGTTAAGCAGAACGAATGGATGGAAGTAGGAGCATGGGTGTATGAGAACTTTGATGATCTATCAGGCATTAGCTTCCTACCTTACAGCGAGCATGTGTATAAGCAAGCTCCCTACCAAGAGGTAGATAAGTCTACATGCATGGAGATGGTTAAGCGTATGCCAAGCAGAATAGATTGGAGTAAGCTATCCGACTATGAAAAGGAAGATGGCACATCAGGAGGCAGGGAACTAGCCTGTTCAGCAGGGGTGTGTGAAGTTGTTGATTTAACTACATAAGGAGTATATAATATGATTGCACTAGATATAACAGACGATATGGTAATGGAAGCTAGGCACAAGATGTTAGAGATGGGCATGTTACAGCAGTCCATCTTGAATGGTGGAGGTACACTAGCAGGTTTCATAGGGGAGCAGGTAGCTCTGAAAGTAATGGGAGGTAAGTGGTTGAACACTTATGACTATGACATTATGCTTGACAATGGTAAGACAGTAGACGTAAAGACAAAGCAGACAAGTGTACCTCCACTAAGTCATTACGAATGTTCTGTGGCTAAGTTAAACACCAGACAGAAGTGTGACATGTATGCCTTTGTACGTGTTAAGAAAGATCTTAGCACTGCATGGTTCTTAGGTAGTAAGGATAAGATAGAGTACTTTGATAAAGCTGTGTTTAAAAAGAAAGGCGATAAAGATGGTGACAATAACTTTGTTATCAGGTCTGATTGTTATAATATGGCAATTACTGAATTGGATCAACCGAATTAGCAGGGAGAAGTAGTATGCGTAGAGGACTAAATAAGAATGATGCACCACTAAAAATACAGTGGCGTAGAGGTTACGATGCTTTCTACAGGGGAGCAAAGTATACTAACCCCTACAAAGAAAACTCCATGCAATCTAGAGAGTGGGAACGTGGTTATAACAAGGCCTACTTTGAGACACTACGAAAGGTGAAGCATGAAGAGCAACTTAGAACAGTCGGCACTTAACTGGTTGAAGGAGAGATATGCAATGTTAGATTTTAATGATTACCAAAAGATCGCACAGACAACAGCTATATATCCACGAGAATATAAGATTACATATCCAGCTTTAGGTTTAGTTGGGGAAGCAGGTGAGGTAGCTAATAAGGTAAAGAAACTTATTAGGGATGGTGAAGATACCATGCCTCACGATTGGAAGGAACAACTAGCATCAGAGATAGGTGATGTACTGTGGTACTGTGCAGCACTGGCATCTGATCTTGACATGTCGTTAAGTGTTATAGCTAAACAGAATAAGGATAAGCTAGAAGCTAGGTTAAAGAAAGGTACGATACAGGGTAGTGGAGATAAGCGTTAGTTACTTATCATAGACCTACCTAATGCCGCCGCAGTAGCAAGATGATCTACATCAGGTTCTATTCTCTGTTGTTCTAAAACTGTTTTACCATACATAGTTTTATATATATCATCTGCTAATGCACGGCCTCTTCTACCAGTTTTAATCCACTCCCCTCTACTAAAAGGAGTCGGTCCAGATCCACCTTGTACATCACGTGCGGCTACTTCTCCTAAAGATTTAGCCACTTGATTTAAACTGTTAAGTCTTTTACGTATTTCATTTTCCTGTTGTGGCCTACTAAGTTTCTTATACACTCTAGACTCTACGAGCTTACCTAATTCACTCTCTACAAATGGACCTAGATATTTATTTACATGACCAGCTGCAATCTTATCACCAGTATTTACAGTAAGTGTGAATGATTTCATGCCATGTTTTTCTAGTTCTCTTTCAATAGAGTTAAATCTTTCACGTGTAGTTGTACCAAAGAAAGCTCTCATTAGTGAGTCTTGTCTATATCTATAGTCTGCTCTAGTTGTTTGTTCTTTGGGAGGCAGGGATTGTTTTAGTATGGGTATTCTATATGTATATCTATTTAAGGTTGCATCACCTACACGTTCAAAGAAACCCTCTCCCTCTACCTGTGCAGGATCTCTCTGCATTGCTTCTTGATCATCAAAGAAAGATAATACATCTGACAGAAAACCCAAACCTGTTAATGGTCTTCCAGTTACTTCACCTAGATAGTTACCAATCTTATCTGCTATTCTCTCATTAGCAATTTTATCTGTACCACCCTCTGTGATACCTTCTAAAATAAGTTTAACTATTGCTTCAGATGTACCTGCATAATCTCCTGTTCTATACCTAACACCTGTATAGTCTTTTGCAAACTGTAGAAAATCTACTCCTGTTCCTACTGACAGACCTTCATCGTTATTCCTAATCATCTTGTGTATTATTTTACCTAGAGCTAGATGTGCTCCAATAGGCCAGAATCTTTGCATGTCGTACTGTCTGCCATCATCAGCTTTGATTACAGTTGGAGGTAAGTCACCATCTCCTTGTTCGTACATATACTCTGCATATTTAACTGATGAAATTAGTAGACCTGTACCTACTATAGCTTTCCCTAAACGATCTCTTGCGTACTGCATATCAGCAGGTGTTGTCGCATCCAGCATTTCATCGCCCTGTTTTTTTAACATTTTATTAACCATCATAGTAACAGCGTTCTTAGTTCCTTTAGCACCTTTCATAATTCCTCTACCAGAAGGGATAGCACCTAAAGGACTGTATGCTAACTGGTGCGCTATAGCATTAACTGTAAATCTTGCATATGGGAACTGTCCTGTTCCAATACCGGGAACAAAAGGTAGAGCTTCTACTAAACGAACAGCACCATTACCAGCCCCTTCTAAAAACCCACCGCCCTGTTTCCAACTACGAGGCATAGAGGCAAATGTAGCTTGCATAGCGTCACGTGCACTAGCTTTTAATACATCTGTAGTTAGCTCTGCTTCCCTCGCCACAAGCTCATCGAAGCTAACACCAGTACGTCTTAACTTTCTATCTACTGAAGCTGCAAAGATTGCTCGTCTACCATACACATCTACTACCATATTTAAATGGTTTGCTAATGTAGAAAATTTACTTAGTCCTGAATTATTATCAAAGCCACTCATTGATCTATCTATAGTTCTAGCTATATTAGGATTATGTTTAAGTAAATACTCTGTCATCTCCTGTGCTAGTTGCGGATTATCTAAAAATAGAAATGGTGCAAGTGTGTCTTTAGTCATGTTACTAAATCCATTAATCACACCTTTAGCAGATGCCTGACCTGTAGCAATACTTTTAGCAGATCTACCCAAGTGATACAGTGTTGTTTCAAAAGCATTAGCAGCAGCTTGAAATGTCTGTGTACCCATGAGAGAAGCTAAGTTAGCAGCCGTAGTACCTAACTGTACAACTGCTAATGCTCTACCTTCACGATCTAATCTTTTTATGCCTTCATAAAACCAGTTATTATACTGTGTTCTAGCTGGGTTATTTGATAATTGATCTAGTGCTTTAGCAAAATCCTCATTTATAAGTTTTCCATCTGCACCTTTTTTATTTCTCCATGCTTCTATCCGCTTACCTAAAGGACCGAGCATACCTATAGCTTTACCACTTTCAGACCACGATACAGCAGTCATTGCTTCAAAAGACTCTACATCTATTCCTGCTTTTGCTAGAGCTTTATCTAATAAATCAGGATCTAATTCTCTAGCAGTAGATGTTTTAGTAATAGTTCTAACCATCTCATTTACTTTTAACTTTGAGAACTGATCTACAGACATACCTAGATCGTTAGCTAATTTATTTACCTCACCTCTAACTTCATAGTCTTTAAATATAGTTTCAGCTACAGTAGTTATTCTGGCTAGTACTTCATTCTTTACTTTAACATCTAATAAATCTAAATTTTCTGCATTACCTAGATCGTCTAGTAGTTTTTTACCGTCTATAGGATTTACTAATGTATTGGATAGTTGCTCTACATCAAACAGTTCACCCTGACCAGTTTGTTTACTTTCTACATTTTCTATTATTAGGTTAGACTGTTCAGCATTTTGTTTAGAGTCTTCTTTTATCTTACTAGCTTTTTCTTTTCTTAACTTTTTCTGGTATGCTAATCGCTCACTTAAATCTGCAAACTCTGCTTTCTGAACTGATCCATATCCTACCGCACCAAAGATACCACCTGTTACCCCTGCTATAGCAGTAGTTGTAGGATCTATTTCCCTATCTTCAGATTCTAAGTTGGCTTGTTGTAATGTTTGTATGCCTACAGATCTAGTAGCCTCTCCTAATCCCTCTACAGTAGCACCTATCTTTGCACCTCTAGCAAATCCTACAGATTTAGCTTTTGCTAGTGCTGCTTTTCTACCTTGAGTCATTAATGTTTTCTTCACTACCTCTACTGCACTTTTAGAAAAGAATTTACCAACAAGACCTGTGAGGAGTACGACAGGATCAGTAACATTGTACCATAAGAAGTCTATTAATGCTGACTTAGTATCTCCACCTCCTTTTTCAAAGAAAGCAGGTATATTATTTTCTACATCTATAAATAAATCTACAAAGTTATCTCGCTCTTCTACTGAAGCAGTACGTAACCAATCTAATTCTGATCCTAGATTAATAAGGTTAGATTCCATAGCACGTTTTGCAGTTAAAAATCTTTCAAGGTATTCTGTATTTGTCTGGTTCTCTTGTTGTCTTCCTTCTTTTCCATACCGCGCTTCAAAATGTTTACGTAACATATCCATACGATTATTATCAGCAGACCATTCAGCTACAGATATTTTAATCTCTTCTGGTTCTGCTTTTAATTCCATACCAGACATAAGACTACGAGGTTGCGCTCTCTCTTTTATTGCCTGTGGAGGTAAGTCTCTTCCTGCTCTAGATACATATTCAGGAGGGTCAATGTCTAATTCATCCTGACCTAACTCTTCCTGTGCTTGCACATTTTCTTTTTGTTTTTGAGGAGCGTCTAAATCTACATCTATGAGTTTATCATCATCATTATCATCTGTGTTTTTATCCATAGCCACAGATAAATCTACATCTTTAAGCTCATCATCATTTATATTTTTATCCATAACCACAGATAAATCTACATCTTTAAGCTCATCAATAGGTTCAGTTTCTAAAGACATTATATAATCCTAATCATCCTGTAGGTCCACCACCCGGTGTGTCTATGGCTACAAGCCTATTTATAATATTCATAGCATCATCTCTAGTGTACGTAATACCTTTTGCTCTTCCTGAATTTTGAATACTTGTAATTACTTGCTCAAATTTTCCATCTGCTATAAACTTTTTAAATTGAGCCACTTGCGTAGGATCACTTTTAATTGCATCTAAATACATATCGGTTGCTTGCCTTTTATTAGTTGGCATATTGTTTGAGCCACTAGCTGTATTGTTTTGTTGAGCACCTCCTGCTGGCTCTTCCTCTGTATCGCTAGTTGCACCTACTATACCTGCTACCTGACGTTCTAATTCTTGAACTTCTGTAGCTAGATCATTTAATATAGCATTTCCAAGTGTATCAGTACCTCCTTTTTTCATCATGTTAATATAGTTCTTTCTAATTTTTATTTGTCCTTGTAATCCCATCAACTGAAGTTTTGGAGGACTATGTATTACTGTTTCACCTGTATCGGCATTAAAAATAGGTCTTGGAGTTGTTATCTTACCTTGTCGTATACCAAGATCTTTAAATAATTGGTTATCATCAATATTTATCATGCTTTGCACTGAAGAACCTTTAATGTACGTACCAGTTCGTAGTCCAGTAGATGTACTTTCAGCAGCTTCTTTTAACTTTATAAAACCTAATAATTTCATCGCTTTTTCAGTCGTGCCATTTGCAAGAACTTCTTGATCGTAAGCCTCTCCTAAATTAAGTTTGTCACCTGCCGCTAACTTTTTGTATTCACCTATAAGTGTAAGCTCTTGTTTCATTCGAGTATTCTGAGCTTCAAGCTCCTTTCTTTCAGCAGGATTCATGTTAGGATTTGAATTTAATTTTTTTACAATATTAAATTGTCGTTTCATTAAATTAGCAGACATTTCTTGAAAAGTTTTTACAGTAGGTATAGCCTCATCTAAGTTAGGTAACTTTCTTTTTTCTGACATAGGACTAACTTCTGTAGGTGCAGAGGACATAGACGCTACATAGCTATCAGTCTTACGTTGTATAGCTTCAGGCCCACCATATCCAAACATCTTAGACCATCCACGAGCAGAAGATTCAACAGGTGCAAGGGCTTTTACAGGTGCGGTTGCCATCTCGCCAAGCTGTTGTGGTGTTGGAAGATCTCCTTCTTCAACTGAAATACCAGCGTACTGAGCAGGAGTTATATCATTTTCTTTTGTGTATGCTAATAGCTGTGCCGTAGCTTCTTCTGCATAGGGTAGCCCACCTTTCTCAATGTAATGTCTTAGAATAGCAGTTCCACCCGGACCTAACTGCGCTGCTAGTTTCTGTGTTTTAGCTATATTTTCACGTAAGGTCTTATCACGCTCATCCTGTCGTTGTATTGTTCTTTCAGCACGTAGCTTTGCAAGCTGTTTTGTTTCTAACTTACCTGCTTCAATATCTGCTGATATAACTTTTTCTGCTCCTGTAGCAATACCTGCTAGTACTCCTTTAAATAAGCTCATTACTGTCTCCTACTCATTAACCCACCACCAGTATCTGTTTCTATGTCTGGTATTGGCATATCATCTGGCTCTTCATCCATTTGCTCTGTACTAAAATCTTTTAACTTAGAAAGTAATAATTCGGTACTCATTGGTTTATCAGATGTAGTATCATCCATACCACTATTATACTCTATACCAGCAGCTTCTACTGTAATTAACATCATCTCCATAATCACAGGCAGTGCGAGTATGCCAGAGTCTACACTATGTATGCCCTGCATTACGCTATTCATCTGTATTGTATTAGCTATTGTAGTTAGTGGAATGCCTGACTCTGCTACATCAACTAGCATATCAGCAAAATTATCTTCAGCTAACTTCTCTACATAATATTCTGCTACATCTTTAGTGTTAACAAAACGTGGCGGTTGTTGCCAAGGTCTGTTGCCTACCTCTGTAGTTAATGACATGCCCGGAATAGGTGCATCAAATCTAGGTCCATCAACCATTGCCTATATTACCTCTCTCTTCTTGTATAGCACTTACATACTCTTTTATTATAGCTATAGGTTCTGCTTGTGATGTAGATGTTTTCTTAGTGTCCATGTTACGTGTTAGCAATCCTTTACTCTTAACTTCGGGTTTAGGAGCATTCATGGTTTTCATTATTTTTTTGTAAACATCTGTTGTATAATTAGTATTCATAATGTATGTATCCTTATTTAATTTTTGCACCTATAAAAGCAGCACCTAATGTACCAACTAAATTACCTATAGCTGTTCCTGCGGCAGTGCTGCTTGCTTCTGCTTGTATATCCCTACGTGCATCAGCATTTAAATTAGCCTCTGCTAGTGATGCTATTCTATCTAGTTCATTCTCAGCAGAGGTATACGCAAATTCAATCATATCTGAGTACTGTTGCCATAGATCACTGTAAGCTGTATTAGATATGTCTAGCAAAGCTGAAGCATTTAATTCGTTTACACGATTCTGTGCAGCTGTATCTGCTGTAGCTATCTGCCTACGCCATACTGCATTTGCCTGATCAATGACTAGTCTATTCTGTGCATTGAACTGATCACGTTGGTTCTCTATTTCTGCATTAAATCTACTGACTGTACCATCCTGCCCTGCATTAAACTGTGCTATAGCATTCTTCTGCGCATCATTAAACTGACTAGTCTGTGTAGCTAAGTTAGCAAAGAACTGATTTGACTGATTATCAGATGAAGCATTAAACTGCTTACGTGCATTGTCTGCTGCACTGTCAGTAAACAAAGACTGTATACGTTGCTGTGCATTAAATATTGTGGTCTGCTGTGCGTTACTTACATCAGTTAGATCTTTCTGTAAGAATGCCTGTGCTTCCTGTACAGCTGCCTGTTGTCTGTTATTAAGATTTGATATATCTAGCTGTGCTAATGATGCAATCTCTGCCATCTGTACAGCTTGTTTATTACTTAAGTTACTTAGGTTCATTGTGTTTACAATGTTACTATTCTCTAACTGTACCTGTTGTTGTGCAGTAAAGTTCTTATCTGCAATGTCTGCAACTCTTGCTGCATTAGTTACACGAGATTGGAAACCCTGATCAAATTCCTGACCCATAAAACTAGCACGTTGCTGTGCATAGAATACAGCCATCTGTTGCCTGTTAGATAAGTTCTGTCCTTCAAACTGTGCCTGTATCTGGGCATCTGCCTGTGCTATAGGTAAGGCTGACTCCATTGCTGCCTGTACAATAGCCTGTCCAGCTATAGATGAGGAACCTAATCCTCTCCTAACCATCTCAGCAGTAGCAGCTCTCATTGCACCAGCAGCCCATGATGGAGGATTAGATGCATCAAAGTCAGTAAGTAGATTGCTAAGTTGTCCAGCTACAGTAGCAGAGGCAGTAGGGTTAGCAGACTGTGCAACTATCTGTTCTACAAATGTTGCAGCATCAGATGCTTTAGCAACAGGTGCTACTGTTTCTGCCTCTGTTATACCCGCACGTTGTACTTGTGTGCTAGGATCAATTTCTATACCTGTACCTGTCTCAGCAGTCTGTCCTGTTACAGCAGAGGTAGTTTGTTGTGCTGCATCTGGTTTAGCTTTAGTAAGTGACATAGTACGTCCAGCAGTTGCATCTGTCACACCTTTAACACCAGTTGCTGTGTTAGTTGTGTCTGCTACCTGCGCTAATGAAGTACCTTCTGGTGTAGCTGTAGCACCTGTTGGTGTAGCAGCCCTACCAGCAGTAGCTACTGGATCTGCTGCACTTAACTGACCAGCAGTTGTAGCTATATCTGTACCCTCTGCAATAGGTATACCTTGTGCATCTAAACGTGTGCCATCTGCTAGTACAGGAGTTTCTAATCTAGCCGCACTTATGTCTGCTATGCTAGTCAAACCTGCATATGGAGATTGTGATGGTACAAGTGCATCTATCTTAGGTCTTTTGTTCTGTAACATCTCCTGTCTACCAAACTGTATAAAGTGTTGTCTTAATTCGTAATCACTTAAGTTTGCAAGATCAGGATTATTATCTCTATATATCTGCATTTCTGCACTATTAAGTATTTGTGCATTTCTATCAAAGTTAGTAGCATTTGATGCACCACCAATAGCTATGTATGTTCTACGTAACTCTTCAGGTGTAAGATTTTGATACTCATCATTAGAATATCTAAATGCTTCTAGCTGTTCGGGTGTTAGATCAAACTGTACAAGAGGTGGTCTAGCACCAGATGCTATTTCATTTCTACCAAACTGTGCATAGTGTGATCTAGCTTCAGCTAAAGTATCTACACCAGCTGCACGTAAGTCAGGGTACTGATCTAAATAATCCATAATAACTTCATCTGGTGCATCATCAAAATTAGTTGGTGTTAGTGATAAACCAGTTAAAGGATTAATTCTATTGCTGTTACCAAAAGCATCATAATGTGCTTGTGCTAATCTTTGATTTTTTTCTTGTTCAGTTAATCCCTCTAATGATGCTGGATCTAAACCAAATGTATTACCTGCATTAATAGCATCTACAATGTCCTGTCTGTTTGCTAAGTATACACCACCATCTACAAGCGCACCTTGTCCGGGTATCACAGGTGATGGTGCTGGTTCACCTGTAGCTCCCGTTACTGTATCATCTGTTGATTCACCTGTTTCACCACCTACATTAACACTGTACCCACCTGTACGAGTTGTATAAGTTTCTCCTGTAAGTGGATTAGTGTGTGTTACTAATCCTTGAGTATTTGTACTACCTGCTGGTGGTGGTGTTAGCCAACTAGGTATTGGTCCTTGTGATACTGTTTGACCATCTGTACCTGCTGGTGGTTGAGTAGATGCTGAATCAGGTGCGGGAACTCCCGGTCTATTTTCTGCACCACCATAGTTTGTAAAGTGTTCTACTGCATATTGTTGGGCCGTAAGAGTAGGATCAGCCTGTTGTCTTTCTGCAAAGTTTTGTGCTAAGTCAGGGTTATTTGCAGGATCTATATAAGATGTAGCATCAAACTCTGCTGGAGGTGTAAAACCTGTTACACCTTGTCTGTCTTCACCACCACCAAACTTTTGAAAGTGATCAGCTGCACTAGTAAACTGACCTGCATCAATAGCTGCCTGTACATCTGGGTTAGCTTTTGCATAAGAAGCAGGATTAAAACCTTCAGGCAAATTAAAACCACCAGCTTGAAAGTTACGCACGTAACCACCACTAGCCATGTTCATAGCTTTGTTTACGTAGCTATTCATCATCATTTGCTTATCTGGATTAGCTTGCAAATAAGATTGGAACTGATCAGCAGGGCCAGTATAACCCATACGTTGCTGTATCTTCTTCATGCCTTCTGGTTTAAATCCTTGAAACATTTGCATTGTCTATAACCTTTTTTCTAATACTTTGTCTAGCTTATCCTCTAACCTATGGAGAGCTTCTGACACCATACGCATATCTTCTCTTAGCTCCTGCTTAGTAGAGTAATCTTCTCTAGTTCTATTTAAAAGTATATCTATTCGCTTAACTTCAGCCATAAGATTCCTGAACATCCAAATAGCTGGGCCAATAACCAGCGTTAGTACTACGTTCCAAAAAATTACTGGCGATATTTCTTCCATTAGTCATTAACCTTTCACAATTAATTCTGTTGCAGATATTGCAGTTCCAGCCACAACACTAGGACTATCTGCACTCGTTCCTAACGTGCCATCAGTCTGTACATAATATGTCTGACCTGCTGTTAGTGATGTTTGATCTTTGTTTACTGTGCCAACTACGTCTATTGTAGCTTCTGCTGTATCAGCGTAAGTACCACCAGATGCTATGCCTATGTAGTTTTCTGTTGTTAGGTTTGTTGGTACAGATGTTGAAAATGTTTGAGCCTTACCATAACCAGTATTACTTTGATCACTATATGCAACAATTAATTTATTGTTTGTTGTATCTTCAACAAGAGCAAATCTTGTACTATAACTAGTTACGTGAGTTGCCTCACTTCCAAAAGTAATACCAGTACCAGATACTGTTCCTTCAATGTATTGACCATCAGTTGCACCAGCATCATAATAAAATATAACAACTTTTCCAGAGGTACTGTCAAACCCAATATCAATTCCATCATCTCCTGCTGTACTAGAACTGTTAAAAACTACAGCCGTACCAAATGAGATACTAGTTCCTGATACAGTTCCTACAATAGCAGTTCCATAGCTACTATTTCCATTATCTTCATATGCTATAACAACTTTATTATTAGTACTATCAAAAGTTATGGCTGTACGTCTAGTATCTGCATTTTCAAACAAAACTTCTGAACCAAAACTTATAGATGTTCCAGATACAGTACCTACAGCAGCTCTGCCTTTAGTGTCTCCATAATCTAAGTACGCAACAACAACTTTGTTATTTGAACTGTCAAATGTAATATCTATGTAGGCATTAGAAGCAGTATTAAATACTGCATCTGAACCGAAACTAATTCCTGTTCCTGATACAGTACCAACATTAGCAGTTCCTTTATTTGAATCACTTTGATCCCTATAAACAACAACAACTTTATTACTGTTAGTATCAAAAGTTAAAGCATTATAATAACTTATACCACTATTAAATACAACTTCAGATCCAAAACTAATACTATTATCACTGGAATCAATTGTACCTACAATAGCAGTACCGTAATTAGAATTACCAGCATCTCTATACACTATAACTGTTTTGTTATTTGAACTGTCAAATGTAATATCTATGTCAGCAGTCTCACTGCTATTATAAACTACAGGGGTTCCAAAACTTATTGATGAACCTGACACAGTTCCTACAACTGCTGTACCATAGTCACTAGCATTTGAATATGTTATAACAATTCTTTGTAAATTACTATCATAGGCAATAGAATTGCGTTGTGTGTTTCCATTTTCAAATGTAGCTGCTGTACCTAATGATGCAGCAGACTCACTAATCTGTGTAACCGTACCAGTACTATTAACAATTACAGGCTTACCATTTGTAATCGCACCAGATGCAACAGCTTTATATTTACCTGCTTGTTTCGGGGGAACGTATGCTACCATGTCTTACCCTTTCACAATCAGTTTAGTTGCAGTTACAGCAGTACCAGCTACGACTGAAGGATCATCTGCTGATGTACTTAGCGTACCATCATTCTGTACAAAATACTGTTGGGCTGGTGTTAAGCTACTCTGGTTTTCATCGATAGCACCTTTAGTATTTATCGTAACAGGTTGTCCATCTGCTACTGTATCTTGTGCAAAGCCTATGAAGTTTTCTGAGGTTAAAGCATTTGAAGTGGCAGTTCCTCCTATTTGAAAAACTATAGCGTTTCCTATATTTGATTCACCAGTATCCCTATATGCAACAACAACTTTATTATTTGTTGAATCAAATGCTGAAGCACTTGGATACATTCTAGTATAACCACTATTAAATGTAGTTGAAGATCCAAAACTAATACTATTGTCTGAAGGATCTACTGTGCCTACTATTAATTTGCCATCACTTGAGTCACTTTGATCTCTATGCATTATGGCTACTTTATTTACGTTAGAGTCAAATGTTATTGTTGTCTGACCATTTGTTCCTGAGTTATAAGCTACAGCAGTACCGAATGATATAGTTGTACCCGAAACAGTTCCCACAATAGCTGTTCCATAATTTGAATTATTACCATCCTTGTAAGAAATTACTATTCTATTAGAATTACTATCAAATGCCATTGTTAAATTTGCTCCATCACCAGTATCTATACCAACAGCCGTACCAAAGCTAATTCCTGTACCTGACACAGTACCTACAACTGCTTTAGGTTTATTTCCATCTCCACCATCTGCATATGCAATAACAACTTTTCCATTACTAGAATCAAAATCAAGAGTTATAGCACCAGCTTCTGCGCTTTCAAATACAGCAGCTGTACCAAATGAAATTCCAGTCCCAGAAACTGTTCCTACAATAGCTGTTCCATAAAAAGAATTACCATCATCTCTATATGCTATAACAACTTTATTATTAGTAGAATCAAAAGTTATATTATTATGTGTTGTTGCTGCACTTTCGTAAACAACTGGTGTACCAAATGAGATACTAGTATCTGACACAGTAGCTACAACAGCGGTTCCATAACTAGAATTTCCTTGATCAACATAAGAAATTACTACTTTATTTGAGTTACTATCAAATGCGGCTGCTACATATGCTACAGCAGCACTTTCAAATATAGCAGCAGAACCAAATGAGATACTAGTTCCAGAAACTGTACCAACTATGGCAGTGCCATAATCACTGTTAGCATCGTCTTCATATGCAATAACAATTTTACCAGCATTAGAATCAAAAACAGTAGAGGTATAAGCTGTTAGGGCATTTTCAAAAGTAACTTGAGAACCTACACTTTGTGTTACAGTTGATTCAGCAGTTGTACTACCAACAGTACCATCAGTATTCACAATTACAGGCTTACCTCCAGTAATAGCACCAGATGCTGTACCTTGTGTCTGCCTAGATAGTTGTGGGTTATTACCAACGATACGCATAGTAATCCTTACTCAGCGTTAGGATCTACCCAATTGGGATTGTTAGTCCAATTGGTTCCATCAAAGAAGTGTTTGTTACCTGACCAACCATCAGGTGCTGTAACATCTTCATGCATTGTTGCATTGCTACTATTTAAATCAGCAATATAGAAATCTACTGGATCACTACCTACTGTGATCATGTCAGATCCCATTGTTACTGGTTTATCATCAGCGAATACATATTTACTTAATTTAGTTGAGTTTTCTACGATTGTCTTAGCCATGTGTGTTTATCCTTTCACAATTAATTCACTAGCACCTATTGCAGTTCCTGCGATTACTGATGGATCATCTGCGCTAGTATCCAATGTTCCATCTGTTTGTACGAAATATTGTTGTCCTATGGTGAGATCTTCTGGTGTTCCAGCAAGAGATAGTACAATACCTTTACCTTTATTACTGTCACCATTATCTCTATAGAAAATAACACCTCTGTTTTCATTGCTGTCAAATGTAGTTGATGCATACAGAGTAACTGCTTCATTAAAAGTTACAGCAGTTCCATAACTAATAGATGTACCAGATACTGTGCCTACAATATATTTTCCATAATCATTGTCTGCATCATCATAGTAAGAAACAATTACTTTATTATTTGAGTTATCAAATGCAGTTGATATATCTTCTGTGTCAGCAGCTTCAAATACAACAGCAGATCCAAAACTAATTCCAGTACCACTCACCGTTCCTATAACAGATGTACCATAATTACTATTACCAGCATCCTGATACACAATAACTACTTTATTATTTAAACTGTCAAAAGTTATATTTATATTTCTGACACCAGCAGACTCAAATACAGCTGCTGTTCCAAAACTTATATCTGTTCCTGATATTGTGCCGACAATAGCTGTACCATAGCCACTGTTACCATCATCTCTATATACAACGACTACTTTATTGTTACTGTTATCAAATGCACATCTAATATCTTGAGTGTCTGCACTCTCAAAAGTTACTTCTGTACCAAAAGTTATATCTGTGCCTGATACAGTGCCTACCCTTGCTTTTCCATGTCCTCCTTCTGAGTATTTATCTCTATAAACTATTGCTACTTTGTTACTGTTAGTGTCAAAAGTGGTTGCATTCATGGCAACACCTAAAGAAGAGTCATATGTAGCAGGAGTACCAAAACTAATTGAGTTATCAGATGAATCTATAGTTCCTACAATAGCTTTACCAGTTTCACCAGAACTTTGATGAGTATATACAATAACAACTTTATTATTACTGCTATCAAAAGTTATGCCATATCCATTAGTATTTGAACTTTCAATAATAGTTGGAGTACCAAATGTAATAGTTGAACCACTTACTGAACCGACACAAACAGTTCCATAATTACTATTACCAGCATCCTGATATACAACTACTACTCTATTGTTAAAGCTATCAAATGTCGCTACTGTACCTCTACTTCCTTCGCCAACTGTATCACTTTCAAAGACTACTGCTGTTCCAAGTGAGTCAGAAGCAGATGCAACTTGCGGTATGTTCCTAGCAATCGATCCAGTAGTTTTTACAGTAGCTTTTTGTCCATCTGCATATGCTGCGTTGGCTATGCCTATGAAGTTTTCGGTTGTTAAAGTTGTCGGTTGAGCATTCTGTAGTATTCTTGCAGTGCCATCATCTCCATCACCTGCATCTTTATATGATATAACAACTCGCTCTGCATTACTGTCATAACCTAAACCAATATACTCTGTATTAGTATTAAACGTAGCAGGAGTAGTAAAACTAATTGATCTACTTGCACCAACGGTTCCTACAACATATGTACCTGCATTACTGTTACCAACATCCCTATATGCTATAACTACTTTCCCTACAGAAGCATCAAACACTGCATCAATGTATTGATTATCAGCAGATTCAAAAACTACAGGTGTGCCAAGACCACTAATCTCTGTATTATTTACGTTACCTACTACTGCTGTACCATAGCTACTATTACTGTTATCGTGATATGCCATCACAACTACTTGATTAGTGCTGTCGTATGCTAAACCTATATAATCACCACCAGTAACAGATACTCGTATCTCACTACCAATACTTATAGATGTTCCTGATACAGTACCTACACACATACTAGGATTATAACTTTGACCTAAATCAATATAGCCAAAAACAACTCTTTGTTCATCGCTATCATAAACACAACGAGGATGTGCAGTATTAGCATTATTAAATACAACAGGAGTTCCAAATGATATAGATGTACCGCTTACTGTTGCTACAACAGCAGTGCCATGACCACTGTTACCAAAGTCAGTATAACTGATAACAACTTTGTTAGTGCTACTATCAAAACAAGCATCTATATATACAGCGTTGTTAGTCGTAAAAGTAGCTTCCGACCCAAAACTGATGCTGTTATCGCTAGGGTCTACAGCGCCAACTACTGCCTTACCTTTGTTACTATCTGTCGTATCTCTGTAAGCTATAACAATTTTGTTAGAGTTTGAATCAAAAGCTATACCATAAAATTCTGCTTCACCTGATGAATCAAAAGCAACAGTAGTTCCAAATGTTACAGATGTACCACTTACTGAACCAACGGTTGCTGTTCCATTACTATTACTTCCATTTTTATGTGCAATAACAATTCTATTACTATTACTATCAAATGCCACACGATTGTAGTTAGATGCGTCACTTGAATATTCTGTTTCAGATCCTAAAGTTAAAGATATAGCATCAGTGACACCACTAACTGTACCAGTAGAGTTTACAATAACAGGTTCACCATCAGTTATTGCACCACTAGCAATAGCTCGTACTTCAGCATCTAAAGCTATGTCACCAACAAATCTCATTTAAGTTCCTATGAAAGTTCTTCGTATGTAACTGTGTATGTTAAATCGTTAGCTGCACTTGCAGTAACACCAAGAGACTTATCTTCTTCTAAGTATAGCCCTTGGTTCTTATCTATAATAACTACAAATGAGTCTGCTGGTACTGCTATAGTAGAAGCAATAACTACTGCTGTTCCTGCTAGATCGTCTTGAGGGTATATCGCTACAGTTACAGTAGCTGAGTTTGTACCATCTACGTTAGATATAATGAGGCTGTTTATTTTCATTACCTTACCAGATGATGCAGGATTATTTACAGCATTGACTGCTGAAGTTCCTGTTAGTAATGCAGTTGCTGTCTTTGCAGTAATGGTTGCTACATTGACAATATTAGGTGCTGCCATTTTTATTTTCCTCTTCAGTTTCTATATTTAGCTTATCTAAGCCATAACCACCAACCCAAGGTTCAAGTATATCATCTGTCTTAAACCATGCCTGATTCATTTTAATTAACTTCCATATGTACTTCATAACTTTTCCTTATCTATCCAAATACCATCGCCATAGCGATAGCTTTACCTGTAGATGCTTTTGCATCTAATTGAGTTTGTATTGCACTAGTTACTCCTGCTACATGATTTAGTTGAGCAGCAGTTGCGGTTACATTAGTACCACCAATATCTAGAGTAGTCATAGAAACTTCTCCAGCAACAGTAAGAACACCATTAGCTAATGTCATTAAATCGGTATCATCTGTGTGACCTATAGTTGTACCATTAATTAATACGTTGTCAATATCTAAAGACCCACCTGATATAAGACCAGTAGTTGTAATAGTAGAAGATCCATTATCTATGTTACCAAAACCAGAAGTTATAGAACCTGCATTTAGTGCTCCAGTTGTAACTATGTTAGTACCACCAACAGAGTGACTAGCAAAGTATGTAGATACGGTATCAACATTAGTCATACGCATTGTACCACCATCATTAATAAGTATGCCATCACCACTTGCTACTGCTGTTGTACCTCTAGCTGTATCACCATCAATTAAATTTAATTCAGCACCTGTAGCTGTTATAGCTGTACCTGCATAGTTTAAATTACCAGCTGCTATATTTACTTCACCTGTACCTTTAGGTGTAATATCTATATCTATATTTGAATCTGAACCAAATGCACCTACAACAATAGCATCACCTGTTGCAGAGTTAGTAACTTCAAGAGCATTAACAGCAGAACCTGTAGTTTGAAATACTACCTGTTCATTACCATTTGCATCAGCAATAAAACCAGCATCAGCAAACTTAGGAGCAGTAAGTGTTTTATTTGTAAGTGTAGTTGTTGAACTAGCAGTAACAGCAGATGTCATTGAGTTATCTACATATGCTTTAATAGATTGTTGTGTAGCTAGTTTAGTTGCAGAGTTAGAAGCTAAGTTATCTTCATCAAGAACTGCTGTACCACTAACACCTGTATTAAGTACTGGGCTAGTAAGAGTTTTGTTTGTAAGTGTTTGTGTAGCTGTATCACCAACTAAATTAGAAGTAGTAGCTGGTAGAGTTAGTGTAACATTGCCAGAGAAAGCACTGTGAGCAGGAGCATTAATTGCTGCATAGTGGGCGTTAGAAGATTCACAATAAAAACGTATAGAAGATACAGAACCACCATTCTTAAGATCTATCAAACCACTTTCTATACCTACATTACCATCTAGTACAACCTGACCTGTTCCTTTAGGTGTTAGCTTAAGACTAATGTTTGAGTCACCACCTGTAGCTGATACCTCTGGTGGATTACCTGTAGCAGCATTAGTAATGTCTAGCTGGTTGACTGCTGTAGCTGTTTTTTGAAATATAATAAACTCATTACCACTATCATCGTTAATACCATGTGCATCATCAAATGCTATATTAAAAGAGTTAGTATCAAGGTCAGCACCTAACTGTGGAGAACTATCATCTACAACATTAGATATAGCAGAAGATGTAGCAAGACCAGATACCACAGCACTTCTAGCTATTTTCTTAAGACCACCACCTGAAGTATCTATAGCAAGAAATACATCATCGTCAGCTACTGTAGATATTTCACTTAGAGCAGTAACAGCAGTAGGATTAAAGTTTGTGCCATCAGCTATAAGCAACATACCAGAAGTATTTGTAGCCATAGTTAAGTCATCACCTGATATGGTTAAGTCACCAGCAACAGTAACATTAGCACCTGACATCGTAAGTGCAGTAGTTGACCCTGACTTAATTATAAGATCACCAGAGCTATTAGTTAAAGCACCATACTGTGTGCCATCATCTTTTAATAGTACATCTGCACCATTTGCATCAAGTACAACATCACCTGCTGTGTCAATAATTAAATCACCTGTATCATTCACTATGTAAGAATTAGTACCACCATGATATAAGTTTAGATCCTCACCCGCACCTAATGTAAGTCTACCAGTAGCACTATCCCCTGTAAGATCATCTGCATCAGCGTCTACATCTATTTTTAACAAACCACCTGACGTTATGTTAGATGCACCATTATCAATGTTACCAAAGCCAGAAGTTATGCTACCAGAATCTAGTGCACCTACAGTTGTTAAACTTGCACCTGTATCAATATTAGATTCAACCCACGTTTCCAAATCAGCAAACGTAAGCTGTTTCATTGTACCACCGTCATTTATAATAAACTGATCTGAGGTTGCTATAGTTACACCAGTAGAAGCAGATGTGTCACCATCTACAATATTAAGTTCAGCAGCAGTAGAAGCAATAGCTGTACCATTAAAGTTAATAGCATCTATGTAAGCAACACCATCAATATACAAATCTTTAAACTCTGCACCACTAGAACCTAAATCAAATGCATCATCAGTAGATGGTGTAATACTAGTTGCTGCTATGGTAAGCTGTTGTGCTGGTCCTAGTTTAGTTATTGCCCCACCTTCTGCTGCTGTACCATCATGGGTATGTCCTGATGTACTAAAGGCAGTTACGATAGCATCAAACTCTCCATCAAAGTCAGAGGCATTAATAATATTACCATCAGCAATATTGTTAGCAGTATCGTTACGTGTATATCCTGTTCCCATTTTTAATTACCTTCTTGCATGTGTTGCATATTCCAGTGTCAATGCGTCAAGCGCATATGGAACATCTGTATTATTATCTGCTTCAAACTGTGCAGATATAGTCTTACCTGATCCTGTAGTCTGTGCAGAAAATACTTTCTGTAACTTAGCACCAAATGTAGCAGATCCATATGCACCAATACCATAGAACTGAGAAGCATTGCTAGTTGCATTTGTAAATGTTACTGCTGGCATAACTACAGCACCACTCTCATCAAAGTCAAATTTTAAGTTTAGATCAAAGTTTACTCTTCCTTCTGGGTCTAGATAGAACTGAGCTTTGTATATTGTCTTTCGTATACGTGGATCATTAATAGGATAGAAAGGTGTAGCAAATGTAGTTGCTATATTATTACCATCAAAACTAGATGTATCATTTTCCATTCTATGTAAGAAACCTTCTTTACCTGAAAATATAACAAACTCAGTTGTTCCTGAATACACACTTGCACATGCTGTTACCTGTATACCTCTGGTTTCTGCAAAGTCAATAACAGATGCTTCACCGGGAGATGCAAATTGTGTAAACAGTATACCTTGTGCATTAGGTCTTGTAAAGTTATTATTCCAACCAAATAGCCTATATTGTGATTTATTTCTTATGACTAAGCTAAAAAAGTCTGTATGTAGTTTTACAAAGTCATTAAATGTACCCTGTATCTTTTTAGTAATAGGTGCTAAACCAAAGTCACCAATACGTTCAGTAGCACTAAGAAGCCTTAAACCATCAGGGGCCATGAATACAACATCACCACCTATCTCCTGTACACTGTCAGTCTGTATACATCCTATGTCACGTGTAATAGGCTGTAAGTTAAATGTTGCTAATGCGTCACCATTTAATCTAAAGATAGATGAATCTGTAAATACTATAAGCTGATCTCTAAAACTTTTTATTGCTACTATACTATTATCTAAACCAATACTACCAGCACCATTACCACTTTGAAAATCTGTAGTAGTTAGTGGTGATCCAAAACTTAATACCCTACCTTTAGCATAAAAGATATGGTTTTTATGTGTAGCTACAACTGTAGCACCTATAACATCTGATGGTGCACTATCTAGTACAGTAAATGTAGTACCATTATATAATGCAGGTGCATTTGCTCCATCAACTATCACAAGAGTTTTAGTTCCTGTAAAGTCAATAATATCAAAACGTGTATTAATTGCACCTTCTCTATCACTAGATATAAATGTTATAGCTGCATTATCTGATGGGCTACTTGCTAGTGCAGGATGAATAGTTATATTTACTTCTTTACTTCCTGAGTCAGAGTATGATGAAACAGTTGTTTCAACTCTATATACTTTATCTATACCAGCAATTGTAAATACATCACCTGCTTGTGGAAATGTATCAAACGCATCTGCAACTAATGTTGTACCTGTTTGACTACCACCATCTATTAATGGTGTACCATAGTTAGGTTTATTTATTTTAGTGTAGCCACTACCTGCTGTTTCTACTATGTCAGCATTCATAGCTACAACAGCTTTATCATTAAAGTATGTCATACCATTTGCATAGTTAGCTGTAGTAACTGTAACAAATGTAACTACTGCACCATTAGCAGGGCTTGAGTTTAAAGAGCTAGTAAGTGTTAGTGTAACCTCATCTCTAGCAGCAGTGTAACTAACACCGCCTGAAGCTACTGTGTATGTGCCAGAAACACCATCTATTGTAAGTGTATCACCAACAGCAGGTGTAGTATGTATAGCTCTTAATGATAATGATGTACCTGATTGAGATGCACCATTTACAACTGGATTACCGTAGGGTGCTATAATAGCACTATCAAACTTTTCATATCCCTGTATACGTTTGTAACCTCCATCAATAGATGGTTCGTAGTTACGTAGTATTCTGGCAGAACCGGGAGCATTGATAGCTTGTTGCAATGGACTAAGATTAGTTACTAGTCCACCTTTAAACTCTATTCTAAATGTCTCCCATGCATCAGGCATTATAGACTATCCAAGCTCGATCCTGCTGTAGACCTAGATGAACCTAGTCTACGTCCTCCTGTTGCAGCAGGTATCATATAAGACCTCATGTAGTGATAACGATTAATTAACATAGACCTCATTGCTTTAATGCCCTCATCTGCCCTCTCCTTGACCACCACAGCATCTTGAGTGTTACCCCTAAACATATATGCATGAAACATTGCAGCGTCCACCACAACGTGTTTAAAGCGGTCTGGGATAACCATTGTGTCACCATGAGCAGATAGGTCTGCCTGAAATACATAGTAGTCAAATACTAATGTGTATGCCTTATCTGGAGGTTCTATTAAACCATATTTTAAATCAGGTCCATGAAAAACAAAACGTGGTAGTGCACGTGTCTGACTTGCAGCGTACTCCTGATCCACGTATTTTTCTAAATATTCATCGTATGTAATTAAAGCTAGTTTCTTTGTGTCGTTTCCTAATGTAGCATCCTCTTTTATTCTAAACGATTCAAAGTCTATAAGTTTAGCATCTGTTGGAAATGCATATCGTGTCGTACCAGCAACTAATGTTTGTTCTTTTTCTGAATGATTAAAAGGCCACTCATACTCGCTTTCATTAATGTAGCGTATAGCAGAGTTGACTGCATCTTTTATATGTGCATAAAAACCTGTGGCTGATCCAAAGTTAGAACTGGTAAGCTCAACTTCGTTCAGCCTTTTGTTGACATCATTAACTAATGTTAGAAATGTTGTAGCCATAATATATCCTTAAGTAGAAAGGGGCAGGTTTATCCCACCCCTTCCACATGTGTTACGCGAGTGTATCACGATCCACTTCATCTGCACCTACTGTGCCTATGTCATCAACGTCTAGCAATAATGCAAAGACACGGATAACACCAGCCGTTGTAGTTCCAGTTTGTGCCTGAATTAAAACGTCAAGCGTGTCGGCAGTTGCACCAACAGTGAGAGGTCCATTACCTGCACCTACACTGTATGCACCTGCTGATGCACCGTCAAAGTCAAAGCCATCAACGTATGCATCCACATCAACACCTGTCACTCCTAGATCTAGTGCACAGTCAGAAGAAGTACCAGCGTGAACTGTTGTTACTTCAAAACCAGCATCTAATATCATAGTATTAGCAGGTACTGTTATGGCTTGAATAATATCGGCAGCAGCTAGTGCTGTACCTTTAGCGGTAGCAGCAGCTCCAAAGTCAATACTATTTTGCACCAAGTAAGGAGAGCGACCTCTGGCATCTGAGCCACGAGCCGCTGAACTTAAGGTTGTTACTGTAGCCATTATTCAGTCTCCTTATACCAAGCAATAACGTGCAACACTTAGAGCTTCAGGTCTAAGTATCTTACGTCCATACAAATGCATTCCCCGAACTATGTCGGCAAAGCTATCAGGGTCACGATATGTCTCTGTCTTATTAATCTGCTCGGCAGTTGCTACAGCAGAAGAATGTCCAGATACAATCATACCAAAGTTAGAGGAGTTTGTACCACCAGTAGTAGATGGGCCAGTTCCAATAGAAGGTAGGTTGTTAGACATATATACTTTGAAACCATGAAGGTTATTAAGTATAAGACCATTTTGTATTCCGCTTCCACCAAAGTCACCATTGAGAAGACGAGAATCTTCATCTTTGAGAACTTCAACGAAAACTGGATCAACGACAAGCCAACGATTGTTGGTGTCAACATTTTGCTGATCAAGCAAACGAGCCATACGAGCTACAATTTGTAATGGATTAGCATTACCTGAACCGGGTGTAGCAGAAGTTGCCCCACCAGCACGTGCCTGAATACCAATTGCGTTACTGGAAGAACCACCAAACTGAGAAGCATCTATCTTCATTGAGCTTAGTAATTCGTCAGTACCTGCTGTAGATACAGCAACTGAACCATTAACAGTTGTGTTAGCAGTATCAGCATTGGTATGCAAAGAAGACTGTTTGAAACCAGTCAAGTAACCAAGAGCGTCTTGGTCAAACTGGTCAGCTAGTCTGTAAGCCGCACGATCAGTTGCAAGCTGTTGGAAGTTGATGTGAGAATGTGCCTCTTCAATATCATCGACTTTAAATGCAAAGTAGTTTGCTTTGTCAATGGTAAGAGAGAACTCTTCATCATCCAAGTCTTGCGGAGTAATCGTAGTACCACGAGCATATGCTTTGACCGTGATTTCTGGCTCCTTAATTATTTTAACGCTATCGCCCATGTTTGCGATTTCGCCAAAGTAGTCACTATTTGTAATAGCTTCAACAATAGAAGCCTTACGAAAAGCTACTTGTACCTGCTTAGAGTAGATAATTGGTGAAAAATTACCATTAGGCAGGTTGCCGTAGCCTGTTGCAGTTGAAAATGCCATTTTATTTTCTCCTATATACGACATCCCATGTGTACATATTGTACACTATTTTTATCTACCTTAAGGGCCGTGAACTAAGAGGTTGTACGTGTAAGGCCAACTACACATAGGCTCTTCTTCATCGGGTTGTCTTAGAAGTATAGTGAGATATAGTTAGGTAGTCTTATTCAAGGGCTAACTACATCTTGCGACTATGTATAGTTATATACACAATCTACTGTTTGTCAACACTAATTAACGTGCCGATCCAGATAAATCGTATACAAACTTGTTTTGTCTAATAGCTTCCATGATTTCATCTGATTTACTTTCATATTCCTTTGCAGTCATACGCTGTACATCAGACTCTCTTAGAAAAGAACTAGATTCATTTTCTACAGGTTTGTTACGTTTTCCTTTTGTAGACACAGACTTAGCTGCATCTCTATTATTAGTTTTCTTAGTTGCAATACTTCTATCTGCCTTATACAAATCAATTGCTCTAGCAGCAGATCGTGCATCATTATCATTTTCATACAAAGCATTCTGTATCCATTGTGGCTGTTCATCTGCCCATGCATGAAAGTCATCATCGTTACGTATCTCATCAAAGTCTGGATGCATCTGTAACAACTCTGTCTCTGCACGTTGTTTGCTTACGTCCTGTTGCATATCATCTAATGCTTTAACACGTTGCTCTAGACTAGCTGATTGTTCTGCTGCTTTCTTCATAGCTATTGTTTCTACTATAGCAGCTACATCAGGATACTCTTTAGCCCATGTTTCTATATCCTCGTCAGACTTAGGAAGTTTAATCTGTTTCTTAGTTGACTGTTCTAACTGGCTCTTAAGTGCATTTATTTCAGTCTTTAGTTCTTCTGTCTGTTTCTGCTGATGCCTACGTAGATCTGAGTATCTTTTCTTAAATGTTTTTTCTTCAGCAGTAGTAGGTTCACTTTCTACTTCTTCTGTTGAGGCATCCTGTTTTTGTTCTTCTAGTAGCTGTTCTAGTTCTTCTTCATCCTTCTTAAGTTTCTCATCCTTACTGTAAGGTCTAGATACAAATGCTACTTTACTTGGTTCTACTTCTACTTCTGTTACGTCTAACATATTATATTTCCTTTCGTTGGGGCTATGGTAGCCTTATTAGGGGCATAGGTAGCCAACACATGTGGTTTGTTATCTTGAAGCTAAACCACCACGCTTCATCTTCTTTTGTTTTTTCTTTTTAGGTCGTACTATTAACCCACCATCATACTCTTCTGCTGCCTGTCCTTCTGCTTGACCTGAATCATCTGGTCCTGTATCATCACTTTGTGAGTCAGCAGTTCCACCAACTGCTCCTACACCTGTAGTATCTGGATCTGGTTGTTGCCCACCAAATTGAGACATACTAAAAGCCTCATCAAAGGCTTTTGCTTCAACCATATCTTTAAAGTCTTTAGCATCCTTACCACCTATAATATCACCAGTAGATAAATCTGTAACTGTACCGAATCTATCAACAGCCATTGGAGATGGTATACCACCAACAGTACCTATACCTACTGTACCTGTAGAACCTGTTGGTGCACCTACAGAATCTTCGTAAGATTTTTGTGCACGTTCAGCTACTGTTTGCATATCTTTTTCTCTTTGAGCAGCTAATTCACTTTTACTGTAAGATTGTTGTTTTGCATAAGATGCTTTTGCTGTAGCTAAATCTTTATCAATACCTTTTGCTATACCTAAACTTGTATCTATTTGTGTATCTGTTAAAGCCCCTAAACCAAATGCCATTCCTTTTCCTAGTGTGCTTGGACCTAATGCAAAATCACCTAACATACCAAATCCTTTAGCAACTCCTCCTATAACACCACCCATTGGTCCTGCTAAATCTTTTCCAAAAGCTGCCTGTTCTGTTTCAGTCATTTCAGAAACACCTACAGTGTCTCTATCTGGTCCACCATCTACTTCACCACTACCCAGTTCAGTCTCTACTTTAGCAGTTTCTGTTTTAATATCTCTAGGTTTTGCTTCAGCTTTCTTAGGTTTCTCTACAAACCCTTTAGGTAATGGTGGAAAAAACTTACCACCTATTTTAGTAGAGATCATCTCCTGTCCTGTAGCTGGATTATAATATGTAGTAGGTGCTACATAACCATCTAAACCCAATAGTTGTCCACCTCTACTATAACTAGGCATACCACCTTTATTCATCTCATTATCAGGTGGTCCTGCTACAATAATTAAATCTTCCATACCAAATGGCACATCATCATCTATAGTAGCTTCTTCAGAGTTACCCATCTGCCCCATCTCTTCCATACGAGCTAAACCTCTCTTAGCCTTATCACGCATGAGCATTAGTTTTTCTAAACCTATAAATCGTACAACATCAGCAGGAAATACAAACTCA